GGTGGTGGCGAAGAACCCGGTGACAACGCCGAAGTCCTTGAGGTCGTCGGTGTCAGCCGCGCCAGTGCCGAAGATGATCTTACGGACGCCGTAGATACCTTCGATGGCCACGCCGAACTTGTCGCCATAGTCAAACTCTTCGGTCACCGACTTCCAGCGCTTCGCATAAGCGATAGCGAGGGCCTGTGCGCCGCAGAGATAGACCGGGGTGACTTCAGCCGACGAAGTGCCGAGGTCGCCGTAGATCGGGATATTGTCCGTTTCTTTGACGATCACGCCGTTCCAGAAGATGTCGCCACCTTCAAAGAGCTTCGAGGCTTCCATCTGAACAACGGTCGAGGCCAGGACTTCGGTGTCCAGGCTGTCGCGCAGGTTCTTGAAGGCGTGCGGGTTGGCGAAGGCCACATAGTAACGCTTGCCGTTGCCGGGATCGCGCATCGGGCGAATCTTCGGCGAACAGGTCTTCGCCTTCAGGATCATCGCGTCGAGAGCGGTGGCGTTGAACAGGTCGCTAGTGGTATCAAGCAGGGCAAGGTCAGCCGAAAGGTCGGTAAAGCCAGCCGAAGCCGCACCAAACACAACGCGGTCAGCGTTATCGACCAGCCACGCATCGCCAATAGCGGCGGTGCGGTCAACGAAGGCAGTGCCGTTAAGCGAGCCCAGCGCCGTGATGATCTGGTCGCGGGTATCTTCCATCGACCAGTCAAGCAGAGTGGCGCGGGCGGCTTCGCGCAGGCCAATGGCCGAGCGCTGCTCCGACATTTCCGCAACGCGGACAGCGTTACGGCGCTTATCGACATAGATGCGCATCGAGCGCGAGGCCATGTCTTCTTCGTTGCCTTCCAGAACCGAAGTCCCGGTGGTGGCGGCGTTGGTCAGACGGTTAACGAGGGCGATGGTGATCGAGTCACCGGCCTTCTTGGTCAGGTCTTCCTTGACTTGGATAACCGAGGTTTCGCTGGTCCCCATGAGCGGCTTGAAGCCACCGTCATGAAGGTATTCCTGGAAGAACTTGTCTTCCCACTGCTGGACCACCAAACCGGTGGCGGGAGTCGTATCAGCCATTTCTAAAAGTCCATCTATTGCAGCGGATTAGGCTGCGTGTTGGGATGCAACGTCTCGCGACGTGGCAATCTGATTAGCCCAGCAACTCGTTGATTGACTTCGGCCCGGTCCATGCAGGACCAGAGCGAGTGCCGACGTTGCGGGCGGTTGAGAGTGACGGCGGGAGGCCGATTGCAGGGGCAGGCGCGATTGCCTGCTGTTCTGCCATCAGTTCCTCGCGCAGTTTGGCCTTCAGCGTTTCAAGGTCAGTCGCCCCAAGCTCTTCCATCGTCGCCGCATTCTTGGCGATCTGGTAAGCCTTGCCCCATGGGTCGGGGTCACTAAGGGCCTGTTGTGCCAAGGCAGGGTTCAGTTCGGCCATCTGAAGGAACTTGCCCTTCATATCGTCGAAGTCCTGCTTCTCGCGGCGGTTGAGCATTTCCGACATGTTCAGCACGGCGTTCATGTTTGCCTGCTGGACAGCGGTGGAAACGATATGTCCGCCGTAAGCCTGCTCATCTTCCCAAATCGAAGGGGGTGGTGCAGGTGGTTCCTTGGGTTGCTGTGCGGCCTGAAATTGCTGCTTTAGAGCTTCCAGTTCCTGCTCAAGCCTCTGGCGCTTTTCCCGTTCCTCTTTCAGCCCCTTGAACGTCTCAGGCGGCAGTCCTTGGTTGGTCGGCGGCACCTCTGCGGCAGGGTCCGTTTCCGGCTCCGGCGCAGTATCGCCCGTTTCCTTGGGTGCAAATCGCCCGTGTTCGTCACGGGGTGGGCCGGTGTCCTCTACCTCTACGGTTTCGGCTACTTCGGCGGTATCGGGATCGTCGTTAAAGAAGTCCTCAAGCGGTTTCTGTTCCATTGCTCTCACTCAAACGCCCGAATAAGACCCGGCGGCAGTCTAACACGCCCGAGATGGCGGCGGCCCAATCTGCAACTTTACGCTGCAAATACTTGTCACCGCCGACCACTTGGCGTAAGGTCCGCGAATGACTAAAACTAAGATTCCCGGCTATCGTTCTTGGACTAGCATGCTTGAACGGTGCCGTTCGACTAAGCGCCACAATTCTTATCGATACGCCGAAAGGGGCATATCGGTTTGCGAAAGATGGTTGTCGTTTGAAAACTTTATTGCCGATATGGGCGAGCGACCCGAAGGGTTTACTCTAGACCGCATCGATAACGATAAGGGCTACTCGCCAGATAACTGTCGTTGGGCCAGCCACACGGAACAAGCCGCCAACAGAAGGGCCAGAACAAGCTGGTCTCACTGCAAGCCAGCATGGAAAGACCGAACTGGGCAGACAATCAACGCGCTGACATTCGTCAAATTCACCCGCGCAACTGAAGACACCGCATATTGGCTGGCGCGCTGTGTTTGCGGCACCGAATTAGAGGTTAGCGCCCGGAATGTTGTTCGGGGCTATCGCAAGAGTTGCGGTTGTCAGAAGTTTTAGCGGCGGCTTCTACGTCGTCACGACGTTGAACTGTGAACCAAATGCCACGCACGGGCAGTCGGTCTTGCGCGGTTCCCAAGAGGAATGCGCGGTATCCGGTTAAATCCATGTCAGTCGGCAACCTGCTCAATCGCAATGCGAATGGCGCTAAACGAGCCGTCAAACTCGCGGACCAGGATGGCTAATGCATTCCCGTCCTCAATAATCTCGGCCTCGTAAAAGCGCGGCCAGCTTTCGACCGCCGTTAGCGCGTCAGGCTGGGGCATTGACCGACTGCATACCGGCCTGCATCGCGTTCAAGGCAACGCTGGCCTGCGTCTCTTCGGCCTTGGCGTAGTTGAGCACGGTCTTGCTCTGCGTTTCCTCAACCTGCGCCTGCGCACCGGCCATGGCCAGTTCCTGCTGCTGCATCATCGCCGGATCAGGCGGTTGACGCAGGGCTTCAAGCGCCTTTTCCTTGTCCTTGAATGCCGAGTTGGCCAGCAAGGCTTCCCATAGGATCGGCTGAAGGTTCGGCGGCGCACCCGGAAGCATCTTCGCCACAACGTCAAACTGCTCAGCCTGAATCGTCGGGGTGTCAACGCCCTCATCGACCACAATATCAACGTCCAGCTCGGTTACGCTGTTTTCATAGGCCACCGGCATTTGCGATTGCGGGTTGGCCTTCAGAGCCTGAAGCTGAGCAAGCATCTGTGCCGCCTGCGGGTCGCCTTGCTGTGCGGCCTGCATCATCTGCGGCATGGTTTCCTCGGTCACGCCCATCTGCTTGGCGGCGGCTTCCAACATGGTCACAGGCCGGTTAAGCCCGACGAAGCGGACGTTCATTTCGTTGTCGGTAACGCGAATCCAGCGCTCTTCTTTCCAGAACTGGCGAATGCGGCACCATACCGAGCGATAAACCATCAGCGACAGGCGGCGGATTGCGTCGAGATAGTCAGCGGCTTCCGTCATGCCGCCCATCTGCTGCAATGCAATGGCCTTGCCCGACTGCCCGCCAGTGTCCTTGCCCGCCATCGCGCTATTGACGCCAGTGCGGTGGATATGGTCGCGGGCGTCAACCATCAGGTTGAGGTTGCCCATCAGCATGTCGGAGGTCTGAAGTATCTCTACATCGCCCGCCTCACCAATGAACACGCCATCGGGCTTGGACAATTCCTTGCGCACATCGTCAGCGTTCTGAGCAACATTGGGCGACACACGAACCTGCCGCGTGTTGACCGTGTGCAGCGACTTCGACCGGCGCTTGTTGATCTCATCCTGAGGCGAGATCATAGCCTGCACTTCGCCGTAGCGGTTGTTGTCGCGGTCAACGTAAAGCGAAATAGCCTTGATCGGGCATTCCGGCTGATCGTCGTCGCCAAGGTAAGGCGAAGGCTGCGGCTCAACTACAAAGCCCGCCTTCGTGAAAATGCAGAACTTCCAGCCTTCAGCGTCCCGGTAGTAATGTTCGCACACCCGGACGCGGCGGCGCTTGTGGTCAGCCCACATGTTCCACTTGGGCTTGTCGTCGTAAGTCTCGCTGCCTTGCGCCTGCCGCCACGTATCGGTCAGCGCGTCCTTGCCGTCGGGATAGAGCGCCACGGCATCGTCGAGGTCCATCCAAACGACGATGCCCTTGAATTTGGCATCCTCGAAGTCGTCCTCGGCGCTGTGCGGATCGTAATAGAACCGGTCCCAGCTAATGCGGCGAATGTCCGGGTCATAGCCAGCGCGGGTTTGCTTGACCCCGACAAAGACAACGCCCGTGCCCTGAATGGCGATGTTCTTTGCCGCCTTCGAGCGAACGTCATCCCAGTTGCTATCATCGCAGACAAAGCGGATTGCGTCGGTTGCAGCGCGGGCCACGTCTTCGTCCTGCGGATTGCGCGGGAATGCCTTCGGGTCTTTGCGGGTCTGCTTTTCCAGCCCCAGCATGGTTTTTACCTTGGGCTTAATCTCGTTGAAGACAACGGCAGGCTGGCCGCGCTTCTTGAGCGTTGCCTCTTCCTCGGCGGTCAGTTGCTTGTCGTCGAAGTAATCCTGGCAGCGTTCCGCATTACGGCGCGCGTCAACGGTTGCATCCTCGGCAGACTCAAACTCGCGGACGAGCTGCTCAAGGGTCACGCTGTCTTCCATGAAGCGCTTTCCTCCTTACCCTTGAATGCCCGATCCCAGCGGTCGCCAGGGGCTTTGCGTTGTTCTGCCCGGACAATCGCCGGATGCGCTTGGTCAATCGCCCGCCCGATCAGGCTTGCGGTGTCTACTTCGTCGTCATGCTTGCCAGCGGGGAAGACTAGAAACTCGCTAAGGTCTGCACCCGGTTCAAAATGCACTCGGCCCGTTGCGGCCATTGCCTGAAAGCTTCGCGCCCGCGTCGGTTTGTCGGCCACGCTAGGCAGCCATTCCAACCGGCAGTGAACGTTGCGCTCCCGCATCCGGCGCTTGAGCATCGGCTCAATTGCCTTCTGAATCACGCCACCTTCACCAAACCAGCACAGCGGCTTGTATTTGGCAATTAGGTCAAGTTCTCGCTCGATCCACTCATCAGAAGCGGTCTGGCCCTTCCACTGCTCGCGCCGGTAAACGTCCCCGTTCTCATCAATGCCCCAAATGGTCAGGACTGTGTAATCGCCGCCACCATCGGTTACGGCGTAGTCGCTGGTCCCGTAGTATCGAAGCTTAGGCAGTTGCTGCCAGTTCTTGAACCATTCCCGCTTGAAGAACGTGCCTTCGTCTGGCTGCGGCTTCTGCTGGTAGAGGGCCGACCATTCACGCGGGCCAATCGTGGCCTTAATCCGGGCCAGCGCCGTTTCGTCATACCATTCCGGCCAAAGCGCCTTGCCTTGGTCATTGATCGCCGGAAGCTCTAGCACTTCCCATTGATCGCGCTCCTGGTCGAGCAAGCGGCCCGCCAAGTCGTCTTCGTGCCAGCGGGTTTGGATCAGCACAATCGCGCCACTTGGCATCAAGCGCGTGTAGAGCGTTGACCGATACCAATCCCAAACCAGTTCACGCCGCCGCTCACTGTCAGCCTCTTCGCGGTCCTTGAACGGGTCATCTATCAGCGCAATGTTAGCGCCGCGCCCCGTAACCGCCGTGCCAACGCCCGCAGCGACATAAGCGCCGCCATGGTTGGTATTCATCCGGTTAGCCGCCGCGCTATCCGTGGCAAGGCTTACATCGGGAAACACTTGCCGAAACTCCGGCTCGGCAACGATATTGCGGACGTTACGCCCGAAGTCATTAGCAAGGTCGCTATTATAGCTTGCCGCGATGATCTGGCGTCTAGGGTTTCGGCCTAAACACCATGCCGGGAAACGCTTGGACGCCAGCTCAGACTTGCCATGGCGCGGCGGCATGAAAATCATCAGGCGGTCAATCTCGCCCCGCTCTACCGCTTCCAGCCTTTCCGCGATTAGCATATGATGCGCGGCCCCGACGTAAGCCGGGTTGGTGTATTCAGTGAACCCTAGCAGGCTCTCCCGCGCTTTGCGGGCCTTCAACGCTTTGGTCAGCGTTTCCAGTTCCGCCAGCGATGAAAGGAGCAAGTGTCGTGGCAAGGGACTGGATGCGCTCTGCAAGTTCTGCATCGCTCAAATCATCCAGGTTGTTTACGTTAAGGTTGACGTCCTTCGGCACAAGCGAGGCAATGACCTTCAGGTATTGATCGGGCTTCTCAGCGCGCACCGTGGCAATTACTGCCTCGCCATGCTCCAGGAAGTCATCGTGCAATGCTTGCGTGAAGGCTTCGGCCAGCTTGTTGCGTGAACCTTTGGGGCGACCGCCGCCGATATTGCCCGTTACAAATCGGCCCTTCTCGTCCTTTTGCGGCACTATCTCATCAGCCATGTTACAGGCTCCATAATTAACCCCGATCACACGCGCGCCAACCCGAATGCGTCTCGGTTCCGACGCTTGCTCATTGCAGAGGGTGGGGTGTGACCGGGGACCGGCTGCGAGGGAGGGCGCAGCGTGGTTCAAAAGAGAAGCCCCGGCGTTAACCGAGGCTCTATGCGCTGGGCGCAAGTGTAACTGATAGTGGGATCGCTTATAGGAAAGCGCGGCGCAAGTCAAGCCCCTTTGTAACGTTCCGGCAATTCGCCCCTGTCCAGCATTTCCAGCAGGATCGAAGCTGGCCCGCTTATGGCCCTATCGCCCTTCTCCCAGCGGTGGATTGTGGATAGGTCAGCAATGCGCAGCACCTTGGCCAGCCCGTCTAGTGATAGGCCAGCCTTAGCGCGAATGCGGCGAAGTTCAGCGGGAGTCATTGCGATTCCTAAGTGGCCCGTTTAGCCATATCTCAATCGTGTTGGTTAGCCACCCCTGCCCAGGTTTAGGAGTGTTTCGAATTGGCCTTTCCGCCAAATCAAGCGCCTGTTGTTTGGTGATGTGGCCATGCTTCAACAGGCGGTAAATTGCGCAAGTTCTGGCGTATCTCCGGTCAAGTTCCATTGTTAGCCCTGCCCCACGAATAACCGCACCAAATGCCGAGGGCGTAAACTCCGGCAATCGTCAGCCAATAAACTAGCGCCAGCATTTAGCCTCCTCAGCGCGGGGCGAAGATGTTGCCATCGACGCTGGTGTATTCGCCCTTGTAGTTGTCGGCGGCCATCTTGGTCAGCTCAGACATACGGGCAAAAGCGGCTTCGTATGCGGCAGTTCCGAAGGTGTGCTTGCGCACTTCGTTGCGGGCGGCGGCAATCTGGGCTTCGATGGTCATTTTAGGCTCCTTTGGTTAGGCGGGCATTGCCCTCTTGATGCACAATCATTAGGCCAATGGCCCAAACCCGTCAAGCACAAAATGCACAAAGCGCAAAAATAATTTCAGCCTAAAGCCGCTCCCTCATCGCAATGTAATCCGCCACGAACCGCAGCACTTGGTTGGCCCGCGCCTCGTTCGTCCGGTTGCTTTCCGATAGCGCGGAACCCGCAACACCGGCAGGCATATCAAAGCGGGCGATGTTTTCAAAAACCTGCCAGTAGGTCCGCAGCGGGCCGGGGAAATAGTCTATAATCCGCCACAGGTCTTCGCGGGCGTCGATCACGCGGTTAGCGTTGCCCTCTGCGCTTGATCCGCCGATGCGTTCGCCATAGCTGGCGGTCAGGCGCGGGCTGCTGTCGGTTATATCCCATAGCCGGATGCAGTGCTGAATTGCCGCCCATTGCGTATCGGTCAGGTGCGGCTTCCACCTTGCAAGCGGTGTCCCGCCCCGGTTGACGTATGCCGTTACCCGCTGGCCTAGATCGGCGTGGATGAAGTCCTCTCGCTCTACCCCGCCCTTGCTGATTTGTTCAGGCGTGGGGCCGTCCAGGGGTTGAATGACAGGCGGTGTCTTGCGCTTGGTTGCTTTCCTGGCCATTGTTTCCCCCTATGCTGCGGTGTCTATGAATAGGTCGCCCTGGCGCTGGGCTTCCTCAATGCGGCGGCAGGCTATGTCGAAATACGGCTCGTGCAGTTCGATGCCGACAAACTCACGGCCCATCTGGACTGCAGCAACGCCGGTTGTTCCCGAACCCATGAACGGGTCAACAACGATGCCCCGCGTCCATTCAATGATCGCCCGCATAAGCTGCACCGGCTTTTCGGTCGGGTGATGTTCGTTCCCAGTGCGGGGCGCTTTGATTACGTCAGTCGGGCGAGACTTAGGAAAGTCATGCTCTGGCCCCGGATAGAACAGCGCCACTTCGGTCTGCCTAGCGTGTTCGTGCTCAAGGTCACCCATCGACCAATTATTCTTGACCCATGTTATGAGCGACTTTGGCTTGGGGACGCTGAACAGGTTGTCCCAGCGGCAGAACAAATAGGCGCTATGTCGCGGCTGCAGTCCGCAGCCCCAAAGCAGCAGATCTTCGTTATCGTCGTTAGCAATCCGCTCGTGCTGCAGCGCCCGGTGATTGGACTGGAAGCTCATGCCATAAGGCGGGTCACTAACAACGCAGTCCAGCAGCGGAAGCGTGGGCAGAATGTCCCGGCAGTCGCCTAGGTAAAGCGTGGCGCGGCCTATGGTTTCAACGCGGCTCATTCCGCCTCCCTCACGTCGATAAACGGGCTGTCGTTCAATCTGCGAAATGCCACGGTGTATTCCTTGTCAGACT